ACGACGGCTACCGAGTCCGGGAGCAACTTTTGAACTACCGACATACTGTGTAGGGATCTGACGCCAAAGGACCAACCACCGATTCACCTTTTTTGATTGGAGTTTATATTATGGGACTAGTACGCGGAATGACAACGCTTAACACTCGTAAGCGTAAAGTAAAAATCACAAAAGCTAAATTAGCATCTTACCACAAACAGTGGCTTGCTCACAATCGTTGGGCAAAATCTAATCATTTACACAATCTTCGTTACAATACGTTAGAGGAATATATAGATTACTGTTTAGGGAAAACTAAAATCAAAAGGGAATTCAAGCCTTACAAACCAGATACATCATATCGTCGAGAGACACCTAATTATCCTAGCATGGAAATTACGGGTGGTGGTTCTGGCACTAAGAAAGAATCTCCTAAATATACTGGGTCATTAGTAAAAGGTATTGCCACGATGCATAAATCAAATGCAGTTCCTATTATTAATCAAAAAGAAGCAACTGAAATATCAAGGATGGGAAAATAATGATATATTTGGATTACGCCTTCGACATCGGAGCCGAAGGACTTAAGCTAACCGATAAGGCCGAACCTGATGAGCTTCATATGGTTCAAATAAGTAGGACTCCACTTAATGTTGGAGATAAATTTACATTGGAGCTCGATGAATATAATCGCATGTTCTTTCGAAAAGATGCTCCTGTTCAACTGGAGTTAGAAATACGATGAACAACAACGAAGTAGAGGATCTTAAAATTCAATTAACTATAGCAAATAGAAAAATTGAAACTTTAATGGCTGAAGTGGATTTGTATAAAATGAAGTATCGTGATGAAGTCGATAACAATGAATATAAAGTAAAGTACAGACAACTTTTAGATACTCATTGGGATTGGAAATTGAGGCAACAAAGTTTGACCGAATTGAATTACGACGGTAATGAAGAAAGAGGTCGATACGGCGAAGATGAATCAATTCCTGTATTTTCTGGTAAATTGGCTGAGGACGGATAATGATAAGGCCCTGGGAACTAATACTATTACTTGAACGAGATAACAGTCGCTTATATAAAGAAGACATGTTAAGTCAATATATAGATGATGAAGAATTAGTAAAAGGTTTACAATATTGCTTGGATAACATGATCACCTTCGGTGTGGCCGATGTTCCAACAAGTCAAACCGAAGGCCCAGGTTTATCGTCTGAAGAGTTTTACGAACTTGCTAATAAATTAAAGAATCGTCAGTTAACAGGTAATGCTGCTCGAGACGCAATTGTAGCTGCAAGAGAACAAGCAAGAAATGCCGAATGGAATGATTGGTATCGTAGGATCTTATTAAAAGACCTTAAATGCGGAGTATCTCTTAAGACAGTCAATAACGTTAAGAAAGGAACTATTCCTGTATTCACTTGTATGCTTGCTCATAGTGGTGATAATAATCTAAAGAAAATAACCGGAGACTGTATTGTAGAATATAAGTATGATGGTGTAAGAGCAATCGTAATTGTTGAAAATGGAAATGCAACAATATATTCTCGTAATGGAAAACAACTGAATAACTTTCCACATATTGAAGAGGCATTCAGTCATAAGATGTTTGATAATCTTGTCTTTGATGGTGAAGTTATGTCAGAAGATTTTCAAACGTTAATGAAGCAAGTACATCGTAAAGAAAATGCTCAAACCGAAGATGCTTACTTTGCATTATTTGATTTTTTACCTCTTGATGAATTTAAGACAGGACGTAGTTCTTTACCACTAACAAAGAGAAAAGAATTACTACGAGGATTTGAAAGATCTGATTATTTTAAGGATTGCATTTTATTAACTAAACATACTGTGTTAAATATTGAAGATGACGCTGATAAGTTCAAAGCAATGAATCAAGAAGCAATTGATAAAGGCTACGAAGGTATTATGGTCAAACCAATTAACGGTGCTTACGAATGTAAACGCTCATACGGCTGGTTGAAAATGAAACCTTTTATTGAGGTAACACTTAAAGTAATTGATGTTGAAGAAGGCACAGGAAAAAATGAAGGAAGTGCAGGAGCACTTGTTTGTGAAGGCATTGATGAAGATAAACATATTCGAGTTAATGTAGGCACAGGCCTTAGTGATGATCTTAGAGATAGTATTTGGAGTGACATTGAATCTGTAGTTGGACAATTAGTTGAAGTAAGAGCTGATGCAATTACAATAAGTCAAGATTCGCAAGAAACATACAGTTTAAGATTTCCAAGATTTAAAACTTTTAGAGGCTTTGAGCCAGGAGAAAAACTATGACACAATATGGAAATACAGTACAAAGACAACGACTGCTATTGGAAGCAGAGAAATGGGCAGAGAGTGTAAAAAACATCCACTGCCATCCTCTTTCTTCTATGTGGTATGATGATAGACCGCAAGATACGAATAACGGTAAAGAACATGTTATGGATATAGAATATAATAGTGGTATTATTGAGCGAAGTAAAGACGGTAAGCATTTGCATACTTTCGGTAAAAGAAAGACAGGTGATGAATTAATTGATGCTTATCGTAAAAATACCGTATGAGAATTCCAATATTGTCTGTCGTATCAGGCGCATTTCTTGTATTCATGGTGGTATATGGCCTGTCTGCTTCTACGGCTGTAAAGGGAGAGACAAGTCAACATACTGAATTTGGTAATGTTGTATTTGAACCTGTGCCTGATGAAATAGAAGTAGAATGTTTAGCAATTAATGTTTATCACGAGGCAAGGTCAGAAAATTTAGCAGGAAAATATGCTGTTGCTGATGTAGTCTTAAATAGAGTACGTGATGATAGATATCAAGGAGAACATAAACCTTCTTGGAAGGACCCTGATGTTCTTGTACCAATAAGAAATCGTTGTCAATTCAGTTGGTATTGCGATGGCAAAGATGATGAACCTACAGAAGCAGATGCATTTGAAGAATCAAGACTTATTGCACATCAAATAATATATGGTGATAAGTATAGAGGTTTAACAGAAGGAGCAACACATTATCATACAACATTTGTAGATCCATATTGGGCACCAACACTACAACAAATAGGAACAATTGGATCTCATATCTTCTACCGTGCAGAATGAATAAATAACTCTATACAATTTATTATGGAGTATATTATGAAGTTTGCCGGTGTGGATTACAGCTTGAGTAGTCCGGCAATTTGTATACATGAAGGTAAAGAATGGAATTATGATAACTGTACCTTTTATTATTATGTAAAGCAAAAGAAATTGCTACAAGGAAATAAAGGTCAGTATCAAGCAACAATGTATCCTGACAATTGGAACACTGACCAAGAAAGATATGACATGCTTGGTTCTTGGTCGCAATCAAAATGTTTTGAGTGCGACTTTGTTGGTATTGAAGGATACGCATTTGGAGCAGTTGGTAGAGTATTCCAAATTGCAGAAAATTGTGGTTTATTTAAACACAAGCTATATGAAAGAGGAATACCTTACGAAGTTTATCCTCCAACAATGATTAAAAAGTTTGGAAGTGGAAAAGGTAACGCAAATAAAGAATTTATGATTGAAGCGTTTGAACAGGAAGTTTCTATTGACATTCGCGAAAAATGTGGTATAATAAACAAATCATGGAATCCGATTACCGATATCGTAGATGCCTATTTTATATGTAAGTACGGATTCTATAAACAAAACGGAAAATTAGATGATAGTAATATTTAACGGACCGCCCGCTTCAGGCAAAGATGAAGCAGCAAGCTTATACAAAGAAAGGTTTGGTTTTGGCAATCTGTCTTTCAAGTATCAGCTATTTAAAGAAACATGTAAACATTTTGAAGTTGATGAAAAATGGTTTATGCAAGGTTATGATAACAGAGAGCAAAAAGAAAAGAAAGAACTTGCATTAGAAAACAGATCTCGTAGAGAAGCAATGATTCATGTATCGGAAGATATTATCAAACCAAAGAAAGGTTTGGATTACTTCGGTCGATTGGTTGCTGAAGAAATTGAAGAAGGTAAGCATTATGCGGTGGCAGATGGTGGATTTGTTGAAGAACTTGAACCTTTAATTGAAAAAGTTGGATCGGACAATATTGTCATAGTTCAATTAACAAGAGAAGGTCATGATTATTCAACAGATAGTCGCAGATACTTTAATGGTAATATAATCAAAGAAGTAACAATCAATTATGCAACTAAAATTGATAAAGCATATGTACTTAAAGAAGAGCTCGATATTAAAACATATAGAGTACATAATAATGGTTCAGTAAGAAACTTTCAAAGTACACTTATTGATATTTACAATGAACTTAACGAAGATTATAAACTTGATAGCATTAACAGACAAACTGAGGAATCTGCCGAAGCCGAACATAGTCAATCTGAAGACGTGTCCTGATAGAAAAGATTGGACCGAGTCAGAATTTTTAAGACACGGTGTTGCAGATATAAGAGTTCATTCCTATGATCGTTATGAGGAAGGAGTTTCTATTCCTTTCGTAGGTGATCCTGAAATTGTAGAACAAACTACAAAAGGCGTTACCTCTTCTCATTTACTTACAATCAAATGGTGGTATGAAAATACTGACGAAGATTACGGACTGTTCTT